ATTTAGGACAAGACGCATATCCAATTATGTCCAGAGATCCAAAAAATGGAATATTGGTACCAGAAAACTCTGGATTTAAAATTAACCTATCTGAATTAAAGCAGTCTGTAGAATTTTTTTACACCCCATACTCTTTAAATAAAAGTCTGCTTGTTAGCTCTATTGTAAATGGCAGCGGGGCAGCCAGTGAATATTCATGGAATACAAATGGGTCAATTAATAAAACAAATATAGCCTCTATATATGTTAATGGGGTAGATGTATCTGCCCAAACCCTGATATCTAATATATTTAAGGTAAAAGGGATACATCATGTTGTAATTAATTTTACAGCCCCAATATATGGTGTAGTAACAGTAAACCATAAATCATCTGGATCCGTCAAATCTTTATATCAATATATGTCATTTTATAAAGAATTACTAGATTATAATAAGATTATTAATCATTATGATTTATACACCTCTAGGCAGTCCTATCAAACCAGCGGATCTTCCATAACCTTGTCCGAAAATTCAGTAAACCTATATAATAATGACTGGCTTGTGATACAAAACTCATAATCCTGTCAATTGTCTTGACAAAATATGGACTTTAACCACAAGTAATGGTAGAATTAATACCTAATGGATATTAAAAATGTTAATCAAAAAGTAATAGAGGAAACAACTCTAGGAATATATGTATGGGAAATGCCAGACGGAAGATGGATTGGCGATGACGATGGAAACTTTTTATCAATAACAGCTAAAAAGGGTAACCGATCAAAGATAGATTTGTTGGCTAAAGAAGTAAGATCATTTGGAATATATGAGGGTCAGCCTAAATTTTTATCAGGTAGACGTAAAATTGATGACGAAGAGTTTGAACACCAAAAACAAAGATTAGAGTGGGGCCTAACACCAGATCCGCTAGATATCGGCGTATACAAAGATTCAATTAAAAATGGAGGAAAGCCTTAATGGAATTTATTAATGATGATACAGAGTTGGTTCAAAATATAGATATATCAAATTCTGCTGATTGGGTAAGATTTAATAGCAAAGAGGTTGTAGTAGATAATGACCCATTTAATATCGGAGAATCAGAATTAAAAAAAGTTAATGGCCTTAGCACTAATTTTAGACGAAAAATGTCTAGAGAGTTTTCAAAAAGATTTATTGGTCAAGACGGAACTGGAACGCAACAAAATTTATTGCAACAGGCAGTTACTGGATATGCAATGTTCGATTTGGTTCAACCAGTCTATAACCTAGAATACCTTTCAAAAATTTATGAAATATCACCGTACAACTACGCAGCAATTAATGCAAAGGTTGCAAATATTGTAGGACTTGGGTATACATTTGTAGAAACAAAAAAAGCAAATGATGCTTTGGACAATATTTCAGACGACAAACAATTAGATAGAGCACGTAGAAAATTAAACAAGCTTCGCCAAGATTTAGATAATTGGCTAGAAGAAACAAATGAAGAAGAAACATTTACAGAAACATTAATTAAAGCCTATACAGATTTAGAAGCTACGGGTAATGGATTTATTGAAATTGGTAGAACTACTTCAGGAAACATAGGATATGTTGGACATATCCCAGCAAAGACCATGCGTGTTCGTCGTTTGCGTGATGGATTTATTCAATTGCTATACGGAAAGGCCGTATACTTTAGAAATTTTGGTGATCAAGAAACTCTTAATCCAATAGCCGATGCAACAGATAGACCAAATGAAATTATTCATTTAAAGAAATATACACCAATGAACAATTACTATGGCCTACCAGATATAGTTGCAGCACAAACATCAATGGCTGGTAATGAGTTTGCTGGTAAATATAATTTAGATTATTTTGAAAATAAAGCAGTTCCAAGATATATAATTACTGTTAAGGGCGCAAAGCTCTCACCAGAATCTGAAAGAAAACTATTAGAGTTTTTTCAAGTAGGCCTAAAAGGTAAAAATCATAGATCTCTATATGTTCCACTCCCACCAGATAGCCCAGACTCAAAAGTTGAATTTAAAATGGAGCCAATTGAGGCAAACTCTCAAGAGTCTTCATTTAATGTTTATCGTAAATCAAATAGAGATGAAATACTATTAGCCCATAGAGTTCCTATAAATAAAATAGGAGTTCCAGAAGGAATTAGTTTAGCTTCTGCCCGTGATGCAGATAAAATGTTTAAAGAGCAAGTATGTAGACCAGCACAAGATATTTTAGAGAAAAAATTAAATAGAATTATTTCAGAAAAAACAGATGCATTAATGCTTAAATTTAATGAATTAACTTTAACAGATGAGGACACTCAGTCTAAAATTGATGAGCGATATTTAAGAATGCAAGTAATTACCCCAAATGAAGTTAGAATTAGAAAGGGCATGGTTCCTAGGGATGGCGGAGATGATGTCGTTGATTTAAAAGCACAGGGAGCGGCAGAGCAAAGAGCCCAGGCTGGTAATTCAAGACAAAGAACTCAGGAGAGATCTGCAAATTCCCCCGATATTTCTGGGGAGGCCAGAAATCCAAAAGGTGAGGGTAGGACCACAGCTTAATTATTAGGCAACTAGTTATTTGCCTTTTTATGTATACAAAGATAAAATTAAGCATATGAATATCGAAAAATCTTATTGGTCCAGTAATGGCGATGATATTAGTTTATCTATTCCTTTCACAAAAGTCAATCGTGAAAAGAGAACAGTTTCTGGTTTTGCAACACTAGACAACATTGATCAAACAGGAGATGTTGTAACCGCAGAAGCAAGCTTAAAAGCTTTTGAAGGTTTTAGAGGCAATATCAGAGAAATGCATTCATCCAATGCAGTTGGCAAAATGGTTTCATTTAGACCAGAAACTTATTATGATACAAAATCAGGTGAATTTTATAATGGAGTATATGTAGATGCATACATATCAAAAGGCGCACAAGATACCTGGGAAAAAGTTTTAGACGGAACTCTTCAAGGATTTTCAATTGGCGGAAAGATTGTAGATTCAGAAAACGAAGTAAATAAGTCTACAGGAAATCCAGTAAGATTTATTAAAGAATACTCATTGATAGAACTATCAGTTGTAGATTCACCAGCAAATGAATTATGTAATATTTTATCTATTCAAAAAATGAATGGACAATTAATTTTTAAAGGAATAGCAGCAGATACCATTACGGAAAATATTTTTTATTGTGAAGATAGTGATTCCGTATTTATGTCAACAGAAGCAACCTATACCTCACCAGTAACTGGCAAACTAGCAAGTTTAATTGGCTGGGTAGAAACTAACGATGTTAACAAAGCAAAAGAAATAGATAAAATTCTTGCTTCATTTAAGAAGTCAAGATTTACGTTGCCTGAAACACAAATAGCAAAACAGGCAAACGCAAAAGGAGGTAATGAAGTGTCAGAAAACACAGAAACAGTAGCAGTTGAAGAAACTGCTCCAGTAGAAGTTTCAATCCCTGCAGAAGCAGTAATTGAAAAAGCTGTTACAGAAGATGTAGTAGCAGATGCTTCTGCCGAAATCGTTGAAAAAGCAGCAGACGTCTCAGAAGTCGTCGTTGATGAACCTGATTTTGCAAAAATGTTAGGTGACCTAAAAGGCTTTTTCTCAGAAACTCTAAGCAAGGCTTCAGAAGCAAATGCAGCACAAGTTACAACTATTAAAGAAACAGTTGAATCTTTTAGCAAGAGCGTAGAAGCCAGAATATCAGAGTTGGCAGAACAACACTCAGAACTCAACAAAACTGTTGAGAACATCAAAAACACGATTGATGGTGTAGAAAAGCGTGTCGATGCAGTAGAATCAGAGACTGCAATTAAGAAGTCCTCAGACCTTGGCGGGTCTCAGGAAGTAAAAATCCAAAAATCAAAATGGAATGGTTCTTTCCTCGGTTCCGTAAACGAACTATTTAAATAAAGGGTAGGTAAATAAATTATGAGCAATGAATTATTAGAAAAAGCAATTGCTGACAATACAACAGCAAGAGCAACATTCAGTTCAACAACTGGAGGAGAGGGAATTCACACAGGGTCAGAATCTGGCAATGGTGGATTACTTAATCCAGAACAATCAGCTCGATTTCTAGACTACATGTTCGACGCAACCGTAATTGGTAAAGTCGCACGTACCGTTAGAATGAAATCTGATACAACCGAAATTGATCGCATGGGCGTAGGCGAAAAGCTTATGAAACTTGCGACAGAAGGAGATAGCGCAAACAGTGGTAACGCTGCTGTGACATTCTCAAAAATTTCTTTGACAACAAAGAAGTTACGTCTAGATTGGGAACTTTCAACTGAGTCTCTAGAAGACAACATTGAAGGTGCAGATCTAGAAGATCATATTGCACGTCTGATGGCAACACAGGCTGGTAATGATATTGAAGACTTGGTTCTTAACGGAAACACAGCTCTATCATCTGATCAACTTTACAAAGCATTTGACGGAACAGTTAAGCTTGCAAAAGCAAACGGTCACGTAGTAGATGCAGGTGGAGCCGCAATTAGTCGTGCTACATTTAATAGCGCATTAAAAGCACTTCCACGTAAGTACAAGCAACGTCGTACAGACCTTCGCTTCTTGTCAGGTTCAAACTTGATTCAAGATTACTTATACTCAGCATCATTACTTGGTGCAGATGGATCAGCTAACCCACAAGATATCGCTTCAAGCGTTATCCGTGGAGGCGTACAGCCACTAGGCGGTCCAGCAGGATACGTAGCACCTTTCGCATTTGGTATTCCAATTGTTGAAGTTCCGCTACTAAGCGAGACACAAACTGGCTCATACTCAGGAGCAACAGGATCACACGGTGACGTCCACTTGACATTCCCAAATAACGTAGTTATTGGTATCAAGCGTGATGTAACTGTATACCGATTCTTCTGGCCAAAGAAGGACTCAATCGAGTACACAATGTATACTCGTGTTGGTGTTCAAATTGAGCAAGCAGACGCTTGGGTAGTAGTAAAGAACGTTAAGATTGCTTCCTAATTAGGAATTAATCTAAATAAAAGCCCCCAATTAATTTTGGGGGCTTTTCATTTGAATTTAGTAATGATATAATTAAAGAACTAGACTAAGGAGAATATATGTCATTTGAGACATTAAAACTATCTGAGATAAAAAAAGTAGCCGAAGACTTTGGCGTAGATATACAAGCATTAAAAAGCAAGAACGATATTATTGCATCATTAGCTGAAGAGGGCGTGACATGGTCAATATATCAAAAGACTATTAAAGACATAGAAGATAATAAAGAAGAGATTGAAGTTTTACCAAGATTTGATGCTAAAAAGAGTCAAGACAAAGATTCAGTTTTAGTTAGAATGGAAAGAGCAAATCATAGATACGATGCTATGGGATTTACATTTACAAGCACACACCCATTTGTAGCAATGTCTGAGGAACAAGCTCAAGAAATTTTTGATAGGGAGGAAGGTTTTAGATTAGCCACACCAAAGGAAGTTCAAGACTTCTATAACTAATCTAAGCCTTTAATATGGCAGAGATATACAAAGATACGGTAACACCAGTAAAAACTAAAATATTCTGGAATAATGAAATAGTTAATGCTGATAACGATTTAGTTACAGCTAGAATTTATGACATAACCAATGATATTACTATTAGTCCGTCTATAAGCCCAACAACAGTAATTTCTACAAGCACTGCTGATAAAGTAGAATCTGATATTGGAACGTATCAAATATCACTGTCTAAGTTTTATACATCTAGAAATAGAAAATTTAAAATTATATGGAGTTATCAAATTGGCGGACTAAATGGAGATCATACAACCTATTTAGATATTGTAACTCCATATTGTAGCTTTGCCGAAGTAATAGATGATTTACAAATTGGAAGCGATCCATCCGATCCTAAGTATAAAAATTATCATGATCTATCCATGGCAGAAAAATATGCTCGTAAAGTAATAGAAGATTTTACTGGGCAGAATTTTTATTTATATCAAGAAGAAGAAGTGATATACGGTAATGGATCAGACATTCTTCCTATGCCTTATAAAATAAATCAAATACACAAATTATATGCAGACGACTTTTTGTTAATTGATAACTTATCTAGTCCTCAAGTAAATAACTGGGGATACACGCCAGTAATATCAGAAACTGGATTTGGTATTAGACTAGATAGAACTGAACTTATTGACAATACTGTATATGTAGCAAATGGAATGATACCGCCATCAATTAATGATTTGTACACAGGACAAGCTTTTAGAAAAAACGTTAGGTATAGAGTAGTTGGAACATTTGGTTGGGAATCTGTTCCAGATGAAGTTGAACAAGCAGCAGTTCAATTAATTGGACAATATTTTGCAAAAGACAGAATGTGGACAGATAGATACTTAAAGAGCGTTTCAACATTTGACTGGGATTTTGAATACTCAAGTGATGCATTTTCTGGGACTGGCTCTGCATATGTAGATAAATTACTTGCCCCTTATGTTATAACAAACATGGTGCTTATCTAATGATTGATATCATGGAAGCAGTGCTATCCATGAAAATGGATATATATAAACAATTCGATATACAAAACCCAGATACGGGGGCTATAGTAAAAGAATGGAATTATTATAAAACATTAGATTGTCATGCAAAAGGAGTAATAACAAACTCTGCAACGACAAGATCTGGGGACAAACAGATATTTAGTAATAAATATAACAACGAGCAGGTAATTCAAGTACGCACCTCAGAAAGACTTACGGCTAGAGAAAAAATTACTAATATTAGAGATAGCAATGAAGAAGCAATTTGGACAGAATTAAACTATCCATCTGATACCCCAACTGTTTTTGAAATAATTGGAACGACCCCTATAACCGATCCATTTGGACAAGTTTTAGCATACAACTCAACATTAAAGAGATCGGAGAATCAACAAATTGGAATCTAACGCAATGCTTCTCCAGGCTGCTTCTGGTCTTGAAAGATTAATGTATAATAAAAATCCAAAGGGTACTATTAATGATAGTAATGTGGCGCAAATATCAGCAGCCTTATATTACCAAGCTAATGTAATAGCCAAACTAAGCAATAGCAAAAAGTTTAAAAATTCTTTTAAAAAAATAGTATTTACTCAAATAGAAAAAGATTTTGGAAATTATATAGATGCTCAGGCAAGAACAAAGCCTAAATCATTTCACCATGTATATGAATGGAAAAAGTCTGGAAATAAGAATGCTAGATTATTTAAGTTAACATCTATAGATTCTGAAGGAATATCGTTTAAAATTGATTTTGAATTCCTTATGTCTAAGTCATTAGTCCCAGCATCAAATAGTAAACGTAGACATGTATTTGCAGCAAAAGCTTCTATCATGGAAGCTGGCATGCCCCTTAAAATTGCTCCACGCCATTCTGAGAGGTTAGTATTTGAAGTTGATGGTAATACAGTGTTTATGCCCAAAGGTGCCTCAGTGACCGTTAAAAGGCCAGGAGGAACTAGTGTAATGAATCAATTTAAATTACAATATTCAAGATTCTTTAGCGGGGAATTAGTAAACAGCTCTATTAAAAAATCTGGATTTAAAGAACTATTTAATTCAGAGTCACTAAGGGCTCTAAGAATTCCATCCACAATCAGAACAGTTAAGTACTCATTTTCTCCAAATTTAATTAGATCGATGGCGGATGCAGCATCAGAAAAAGCATTTGGAGCGTCAATGATATGACAGCCAATTTTAAATTAGACGCTATGCTAGAAATAAGAAAATTTTTATGGGCAGAACTATTAGAAGCAAAGATATTTGATGAGGATGATTATTATAGCGATAACGTAGGAAGTGCAATAGTCCCTATTATCCCAGTTCAACAGTCTCCAGAAATGAACCAATTCTTGAGTGGCAAAAAGCATATAATTTATGACAAGATAGGTCTTTCATATGAGGACAACTGGCTAATATGTTGCGAGCAAATTCTCTTTACAGTTTACTCTACAGATGTCTCAGAAATTAATGAAATAAGAAATTTTATGACCGACCTATTTAGAAGAATGGATGACTCTGCAAAGGATGTAAATAGGTTTGAGTCTTTAAATAACAAGTTTAAATTTCATAGTATTTTTATAGCCGATATATCCCCTACCGAACCATCTGAAGAGCTAAAAGGATTCCTGTCAACAGACATTATTTTAGAGGCTAAATATTCAAGAATAACAGACCAAACTGGTCGATTCCTTTAAATTGCTTTAGACCTCATTATGCCGTATTATAGGACATGAGGAAAGAAGCCTAGCCAGCTTGAATTTAAGATTTAAATATATATATATATTGAAATATAGGAGGAAACAAAACTATGGCACAATCCGTAGGTAATGCAAAAAATATTCTAGTTGGTGCGTCACCACTGTTTTTATCAACAATTGACGTAAACGATTCAGATTATATCGCTAACGCAGAAGCAGGTGTAGCAATTGCATCAGGTTCAGGCAATACAGCAATCCCAGCTTTCGCAACAGGTGTATCGTACACAACTTCATTAAATAACGTAAATCAGGAAGCAGGTAAGTTTGGATATCGTAACGTTGGTTTTACCAACAACGGTCTTCAAATTACTTACAACCCAACATACGATTCAGTAACCGTTGACCAATTGCTAGATACAGCTAAGCTGTTCAAGTCTGCAATGGAGGTTATGATTGCAACAGAAATGTCAGAAGGTACTCTAGAAAATATTGTAGCGGTATTCGGACAATCAGCATCATCACTATCAACATCAGGTTCTGCAGACACAAAGAAAGATGTTTTGGGTCTTGAGGCAGGTGCACTTGGTGCAGCTCCAACAGAGCGTCAATTGATTGCAGTAGGACAAGCTCCAACTGCTAGCTCAACATCTTCAGAGCGTGTGTATTATGCACGTCGAGTATTGTCTGTACAACAGTCACAATTCTCACTTGCTCGTACAACTCCAACCACATTCCCAGTAACATTCCGTCTTCTACCAGATGCTAACTACTCTGGCTCAGAATACGGCAAGATTATTGACCGTGTATTGGTAGCATAAATTTAATTAATTTAAATTATAGAGGCCCCCATTAATTTGGGGGTCTTTCTATTTGTAGTGATAATACCATTATGTTATAATAATTAAGACAATCCTAGGAGGATAAATTGGCTACAACAGTATACGACGTAGAAGAAATTGAACTTCAGAATGGCTCAAAGGTTAAGCTAAAACCATTGACTATTAAAGCCTTAAGAAAGTTCATGGCAGAAATTAAAAAAACAGAAACTTCGTCAGGAGAAGACGAGACACTTACAATTCTAATTACAGCATGCGGAATTGCAATTGAATCTCAGGTACCAGAATTGGTAGCTGATAAAGATAAACTGGAAGATGCACTAGACATGCCTACCATTAATAGAATTCTAGAAGTATGTGGTGGAATTAAACTTGACGACCCAAACCTTCTAGCGGCAGCGGTTCTGGCTGGTCAGAACTAGATTTAGCCGCTTTATTAGGAGAAGTTTTTCTTTTAGGTAATTGGAAAAATTACGAAGAATTAGAAGAAAGCCTCTCAATGCCAGAGCTGATACAAACATTTAAGGCAATGCAAAAAACTGAAGATGAGAAAAGAAAATTCTTAGCATCTCTTCAGGGAGTAAACTTAAATGATGAACAAGAAAAAGAAGGTCCTACATTTGATGATATACGAAGAAGGGCTTTTGGAGTAAAAGCAAGCGGTGATGATGTACTATCATTACAAGGAAGCTTTGCCTCAGAAGCAGGATTCGGAATAAACGCAGGTTTAGGATACTCTAAGGAGTAAAATTATAGTAAATGGCTGAAGAACAGATAGTCACCCGAATAGTCGCTACGTCCGACTTTTCAAACCTTATCGCAGATCTCGGTAAGGTATCTTCAGCCTTAACTAATCTTCAAACAAAATTAAACGCAACAAATAAGAATTTAGCAGCACAAGTTGCTGTAATGAATCGCTCTTTTGCCGACACACTTCGAAGCACTGGACAATTTTCTACACATTTCGTAAATTTAACATCTGATGTAGATAAATTTGGATCTCAATTAGACAAAGGTCAAATCAAGTTAAAACAATTTTTTCAAGTATATCAAGGGCATTTAAAAACTAATGGCGGATTAATTAGACAATTAGCTCAACAACAAGTTCAGCTACAAAATGCAATTCTTCAACCTCTTGGCAAAAATGCCGAAGGTTTAATGCAGTACAATGTTCACATTCCAGCTGGTCTTGATAAGGTAAAAAGTAAAACAGCTTTAGCAAGACAAGAGCTACAAATTATGAATCGTGTAGTTCAAGAAGGAGCAAACTCATTAATTAATTGGGGTAAGAATACTCAGTGGGCTGGTCGTCAATTAACTGTAGGATTAACTGTTCCACTAGCAGCATTTGGGGCTGCATCTGCAAAAGCATTTCGAGAAGCTGATCAAGAGTTAACTCGTTTAACAAAGGTTTATGGTGGTTTAGCTGCTACATCAGCAAGTGATTTAGGCAAAATAAGAAAACAAGTTACTGAAACCGCATCTGAATTATCTAAAGCATACGGTTCTTCATTTAAAGAAACAATTGCATTAGGTGCTGACATTGCTGCAACTGGAAAGCAAGGTAACGAATTATTAGGCTCAATTAAAGAAACAACTCGTCTAGCAGTTCTTGGTGAAGTAGATAGACAAGATGCAATGAAGGCAACATTAGCAATTCAATCTGCATTCAAACAAAATACTGATGAACTAGCAGAATCAATTAACTTTTTAAACGCAGTTGAAAACCAGACATCAACAACTCTTAATGACTTAGTAGAAGCAATTCCTAAAGCTGGTCCAATTATTAAAGGTCTTGGAGGTAGCGTAGAAGATTTAGCATTGTATTTAACTGCAATGAGAGAAGGCGGAATCAATGCATCAGAAGGCGCTAACGCTTTAAAGTCAGGACTTGCATCTTTAATTAATCCAACTAAAGTAGCAAAAGAAATGTTTGCTGGATTTGGAATATCATTAACTGACATTGTTCAAAAAAATGCTGGAAACACAACAGATACATTATTGGCACTACAATCAGCATTAGACAACTTAGATCCATTACAAAAACAACAGGCATTAGAACAATTATTTGGTAAATTCCAATTTGCTCGTATGAATGCTTTATTTGAAAACCTTGGAAAGCAAGGAAGCCAAACCTTACAAGTAATGGATTTAATGAAAGCAAGTTCTCAAGATTTAGCAAACATTGCTGGTCGAGAATTAAGTATGGTTACAGAATCCGCTTCTGGTAAGTACAGGAGAGCTCTTGAAGGATTAAAGGCAGACCTAGCTGTAGTTGGCGAACAGTTTTTAACAATAAATACACATCTAATAAATATTGTTAGTGGAATATTAAAATTTATAGATAAATTACCTGGACCAATAAAAACAATTCTAGCTTTCTTTGGAGGACTTACTGCGGTAGCTGGACCACTTATTATGCTTACTGGTGTTCTTGCAAACTTCTTTGGCTATGTAATTAAAGGTGCATCTCACTTTAGAGCTATGTTTAAAGGTGGAGAAGGCTGGAAACTCTTAACACCAGAAATACTTGCAGCAAATAAAGCAGGATCAATTGCAGAGCAAACATTTTATAGTGATGCTAAAGCAGCAGATATATTAAATCAAGCAATATCTAGACTGTCGGCCTCATATAATAAATTAGCAGCAGATGCATCAAATGCAATAATTCAAACAAATCCAGGCGTATCTACTGTTGGTGGAACATCTATTATTGCTGGACAAAGAGTGGTAAATCCTAATAATCCACTTGCTGGGAAAATGGGAACAAGAGCTGCAGGACATCATATCCCTAGATCTCAAATGGATGAAAAAACTAGACTGTCTCAAACTATTCACTCATTTACACCACTTCCAATTCCATTAAATCAAAAGATAGGTGCAGTCCCACAAATATTTACTGAAGGGGATTTACCAAAAATTCCTGGCTTAACAACATCTGGCGGAGCATCTACAGGAATAGTTGCTGGAGAAGCAGCAAAGTGGCATTCTCTAATGGGTACATTGTCTATGATGACAAAAAGAGAAGTTGCAGATTTAAAGAAAGAAATTGCTAGAACAGGAACATTCAGCACAGAAATAAATACTACATTTGGACAACTTCTTCCAGCAATGACAAAATTAACAAGCAATGCAGCAACAGAATCTGCATTAATAGTTCAACAATTACAAGCAGGAAAAATTACAGTAGATGCTGCTCGTGCAAAAATTATTGCAATAAATGCACAATTAGAAACAATGATGGCACAAACAACTACACAGGTAGCAACAAGCTTAGGAAGAACTGCCAATTTAACACAGGTTCCATTAATTAATCAACCAATAGTTGGACCTACAGGTAAAGCAAATATTAAAGAAATATTTAGACCAAATAGGCCATCATCAAAAATCATAGATAGAATTGCAAGAGCGCTTGGTGTAAGAACTTCAGGCGGAGGATATTCTACTGAAACAACTATACCTAAGAGAATGAATGCTGGCGGTAGCGTAGTTCCAGGAGTAGGAAATACAGATACTGTACCAGCAGTATTAACACCAGGAGAGTTTGTTGTAAATAAAGAAGCAACTGCCGCTAATTTACCTTTGCTTATGTCTATCAATAAAGGTGCAGGAAATGGTGGACCTGGATATAATGATGGAGGAGCAACCCAATTACAGTCTGCTCATCTAATGAGATCTCGAGAATTGTTAGAAGATCCATCAATTCAAAAAGCATTAATTTTATCAGGGCAAGACCCAAGACGTTTAACAAGCTTAACATTTCAAGGATTTGGACAAGGAACGGCTGCTGCTTTACCTAGAGATATAAATAATTCGATGGCTATTTTATGGCAAGGATCTCAACAAGAAACTGCAATTAGAGTTGCAGAAAATATGAAATTACCTAGACATTTACGTGGAGACACTATTCCATTAACAAATAAAGATGCAGCACTAGCTGCAAAATTTTATCGTAGTCTTGGGCAAAACAGAATTGCTAGTTTTTTTGAACAAAAAAATTATCAACAAGATTTAATAAAAAGAATTGCCTTAGCTAGCGCAAAAGCTAGAGGTGTTTCTGGCACAAAAGATTTTAGTTTATTTTACCAAGAAGAATTAGCAAAAACAGCTAATGCTTTTAAAAATGGCAACACTCATCAAGCAATTACAAGAGGATTAATTAATGAATTTATTGTTAATCCAAACACTGGTGAGTTCAGACCAGATGCTTTAAAGAAAGCATATGTAACAAATGTTTCAAGACAAAGAGTAAGAGTAAGCACAAACACCTCAGTTCCTTATGCAATTAACAGAGGTTCAGAAGAATATTCAGCAAGACAAGCAGGTAGATATGGCGGTGGCAGATGGTCTAACATGATTCCACTTGCATCTAGAGTTTTGTCTCGTGGACGAATAAAAATGAATCGTGGAGGAGTAGTTCCAGGTTTAGATACTTCTGGATTAAATCAAACACCATTAATTCAACAAATGGGATTGCAGTCATCAACACAAATGCAACCGCAAGAACAGATGCCAAAACAAAGAGGAATGTTAGCTGGAAATTTAATTGGCATGGCTGGATCTATGGGAGGATATTCTTTAGGAAGTAAATTTGGTGGACAAGTTGGTGGATTTGCTGGCATGATGTTGCTTCCAGCAGTTCTAGATAAAGTTATATCTAAAATGAATCTTTTAGGAAAAACATCTACTGGAACAGCTAGTATTCTTGGAAGACTTGGCCCGATTATGGCAAATCCATATCTTATTGCAGGATCTGCAGTTGTAGGAGTTACAGCATTACTTACAACATTTAAGAAAAAATCAGAAGAAGCAGGAAATCTAAATAGAATTGCTTTTGGTGGAGCAGTAAAACCATTAACAGATTTTGATAGCAAATTAAAAGAAGTAACAAAAAAAATAGAAGACACTAGAGCAGCAGCAGCATTATTACATTCACAAATGAATACTGCTGGCTTACCTGGACTTATTCTAAGTATTAAACAGTTTGCAGATTTAAGAGAAACCGTAAAAACAACTTACCCAGAAATAGTTAAATTATTTAAAGCAACAGATTCAGATAAATTATCCTCAGTTGCAGCAAACATTAAAGCACAATTTGTAGCTGCTGGTGATGCAGCATCTGTTGCTAATGCAAAAATTGCAGCATTAATGGCAGAGTCTGGTAATAGCACCATGATACAGTCAATATTAGGAGATAAAGGAGTTTCTGCAATTGTAGATACAAAGACAGCAATTTCTTCTATGCTAGAAACGTTATCTACATTAAGTAATAAAAATGATTTTGCAACTGGATTGGGTCAAGCATTTACTTCAATGGAAGCAGCGATTGCTAGTTCTACAGACAAATCGGTAGCATTAAAACAACAGTTTGATTTAATAAAAGATTCATCACTTAAAAATCTTAAAATAAATGAAGATCAAATAAAAGCAATTGCTAAACAAAACCCTCAATTAGCAGCAATACTAGCAAATTCAAAAAATGTAGGTGAAGGTTTTGCAAAATGGAGAATTGCATTGGGTGGAGTTACTAAAGATCTATCTGGATTAAATGAAAATGAGTTGCAAGAATTTGCACAGCATGTAGAAAAAGTAAATGAATACTTTAATAAAATTGCAGATGTTTCTTCTAAAGAAGCACAAAATAATTCTCTTTTTGGAAAATATGCTAAACAAATTGATGCCTATAATAAACAGCAATCAAAAGGACAGCAGGCTGTTATTAAAAATATTGAAAGTCAAATTTCTCTTAAAGAAAAACAAATTGCTCAAATTAAAAAAGAAGCAGATGAAAGAAAGAAAGCATTACGAGATCAACAACAAATTGAAGATGTCAAGCTTCAGATACAGCAAGAGCAATTAAATTATCAAACTGCTTTAGCTTCAGGAGACATGGCTTCAGCCGCAACAGCGCAAATTAATATTCAAAGACTTGTTGGTCAACAACAATTAAAAACTGCAGAGAATGCTATAGATGACGCAGCACAAAAGAAAATAGATGCATTACAAGCACAAATAGATGTATTAAATAAAAAAGCTGGAGTTGCCTCAAGCGCAACATCTAATAAAGGTAAATCAGCATTAGAAGAACCATATGCAAAGCTTACAGATTTATTAAGAAGAGTTCAAACATCAGGAAGTGCAACAGCATCCCAAGTTTCTGAATTTAATGATTTAATTTCAATGTACGGAGGAAGTTCTAATAAAGATGTTAGAGCATTAATAGGCAGTGTTTATTCAGGAAAACCAGCAGAAACTATAACTAGAGAAGACGGACAAAGATCTGTAGTCCCACTACAAAATACCCCTCAATATGGTGCATTACAAAATGCATTAAATTCTTCTTCAGGATCAGCAATGCTTGGTTCAAAAATTGATACATCTAATGGATATTTAAAAATTATAGCAAAAGCTGCAGATGTTGGTTCTGGTTCTGGAACGTTAGCCAGTCCAAAAATTGCAGGTACTGTTTCAAGTCAATATTTAAAAAATGGAGAATTGACTCAAGGCGGAATGAAGTCTATTATTAAAGAAAACAAATTAACTCGTGGTCAATACTTTTCATATGATGGACAAACATATTACGTGCAAACAGGATATGATGCTAAAATTAATAGCCCTCTAGGAATTGCTAAAAAACTTGCAATGGGTGGACCTGTAAATAAATATGCTACTGCAGGTATGGTTACTGGACCAGGAACTGGAACTTCAGATTCAATTCCAGCCATGCTTTCAAATGGTGAATATGTAGTAAGGGCAGCAGCAGTTCAATCAGTTGGAACATCATTCTTAGATGGAATTAATAGAATGTCAGCAGGTGGCATTGCAACAAAATACAGCGTACCTAGAATGAATATGGGCGGACGAATTAATATGTCTAATGGTGGCAGGGCGTCTACATCAAATGCTTTATACAATATAAATGTTACACTTAATGGAACAGATTTAACGGCGGACGACGTTGCAAGAACAATAGAGCAAAGAATGAGAAGAATGCAATCAAAACAAGGGCCAAGTAAGGTAATAGCATGAGTACAGTATCAATGCCAAGAGGATCAATTTTACAGATAAGAGGATATGACTTATCGCAAAATGGTGGAAATGGAACTCTTAAATACAACAAGGTAACAGAACATAATAGATCTGCATTTGATATTAGTACCGAAAGAATTGAAAAAAGTACAAGAATGGCAAATGGATCATTAAGAAAATTTTTTATTGCAGATAAAAAAACATTTTCTTTGTCATGGGATATGCTACCATCATATAGAACTTTAACTGTAGACGGAGCTTGGGGAGCAGAAGATTTAAGATCATTTTATAATAGCGCAGAAGGACAATCTTCTTTTAATATAAGAGTTAATTTAGCAAAAAATGGTTTAAATCAAGAATCTTCTGGTTACGAAGAATATACAGTTGTATTTGGAGACTGTAATTTTTCTATATTAAAAAGAGGACTTCAGCCATTTTGGAGCGTGTCGTTACTTCTGGTAGAGGTTTAAATGATAGCGGGATCAGCAAATTTAAAAACTTTATTATACAATAGCACCAATATTAAAATTAGCTCTGGATGCTATATTGAATATAATATGAACACAATGTTAGATGGAGTTTCTGCTTCTAATAATATAGCAGACACATCTTATACTTCACAAATTGTAGACGCTATCGGGCAATCTGCTTGGCCAAGCAGCAGACCAAATCCATATAAAAAATTATTTCCTGTAGATTCAATTATTAAACCGTTTAGACCAACAGTTTCTGGAATCAAATATTTTATTTTAGAAAAACCAGTCGCAAACGGTGGACCAACAGAAATACAAAAAAACACTTTCTCAAACTATAGATCTGTATCGTATCCAGAAAATCAGCCTAGAATATATTATCCAGGGGAAAGCACATATTATAAATATTGGGTGACACCTAAAGATACTGGTGCAAATATTACTATTAATTATTTAACTAACCTTACTCAATATGCAATAACAAATAAAATAGTTTTAAAGTTTGAAAGCACACACAGTCTTCCATCAACATATACAATTAAAATAGTTAAGTCAAACAATACAGAAGAAACTGTTGCTAATGCACTCACAACACCAGCAAGTGGTTTGGTTGAGTTATATTACAATGGAAGTTCATGGTCTGCAGCAGCACCATCAGAGCCGCAGTCCTTTGCGGACCCAATAACAATTAAATCAATAACAGTTACTACTCCAAGCGCTGGGTCTGGTAAGATAATAGGAGTAACCGAAGTATCAGCCAGGTGGATAAAAGATATTTCCTCAGATGTCGTATCATTTGAAATTAGCAAAGAGTCTTCATCAAGTTCAGAAGAATTACTTCCAGTTGGAAAAATAACAGCAAACAGTATTAACTTAAATTTAGCTAAATATGATCAAAGTACCCTACAATATATTCCATACAATAGAAGTATTGCTATAAATTCATCTTTAGTATATATGGATAAAAATACAAAAATAATTCCATTTTTTAAAATATATCATTCAAATGGTTTAATAACAGAAGGTGAAGATAAATACGATAAAATTATCCAAGGTCAGTTTTATATAAATGAGTTTAGCATTTCTAATCAGGGAGAGGTCTCACTTACAGCCCTGGACTCAGCAAAATATTTAATGGAAGTAATATGCCCAGACATATTATGCGAATCCTATCCAGTCACTGCAATTATTAGAAGGCTATTAGATTCAGTTGGGTATACTAATTATAAATTTAATTTATCTGCTGGATCAGATTCTTCTGTTCCATTAATTAATTATTTTTGGACAGACGGATCAAAAACAGTATGGGAATACCTTCAAGAGTTGTGTAGAGATATTCAAATGAATGCTATTATAG